CGCGCCCCGATTCCATATCATTGATGATACGGGACCGGGAGGACCACTCAGGTCTTCTTCATAGTTCTCAGGAACGGCGATTACAGAGAAGGATGCTTCGAAATCTTTCATTCTTTGGAGGACCACGTCAACTCGTACCGATGAAGGTACGAACCGATGCGGAACCCGCGGAACGTCTAATTTCTTAGCAGTCCTTCGTAATCTCCCCGCTAACTGCTTAGGCGACGTCTTAAATACTCTTGAAGGTTAAAGTCCCATCATTAGACAATAATCTTTTGATCGTGCTTGAATTGCATTTTCTTCTAAAACAGAAGGTGCTACTCCAACGAGTAAGTGACATTTCCTAAGCAGTGAATCAGGAGGATTTCGAATTGCTCGATAAGAGTGAGAGAAAACGTCACCGACGTCGTCGGTAGCGAGACCTCTCCACCCTAAAGAGCAGATCGAAGTCCAGACTCTTGCTAAATCTGTCATCCTAGCCGGGCTTATAAGGCCTGGTTGGAATACAATCTTAGCGAGAGCCCTTCTGATCCATAGCGGAACCAAAGATCTGATCTTTGGTTGTCCTGAGAAAGGGACTACGTACGGTAAACCGAATCCACCGAACTCGCGAGGCACGAAAGGTGCTAAACCTCTCTTTGCAGCCCAAGTGGCAACACCTGGGTGCGCAGAGAGACCTATCTGACGAATCAGACGAGCTTGTTCAGGATTCCGGCGAGTTGACGCGGTCATAGAAGGACCAATGGCGACCCACCAAGGGACTAGAGTACCAGAACCAGGCATATGCCCGGGACAGGTTACTAATCCTCTTAATGGAAAGCCAATTGGACCTTTATACCACGTCAACCCCCACTTACATGATCGTGACACAGTTTCATACTGCATAGTCTTCGAACGAAGAGAACCAGATATAACAGCGAAAGCATAGCTTCCTCTCTTGTATTTAGTAAATCTCATTCGTTGACGTATGCGGTAATGATTTCTGCGATGAGATTCTATTTCGACTTTTGAAAGTAGAAATATCTCCTCAGTGAAGATTCCGAAGAATAAAGACGTCAAATGTTTGTCAGGAGTTGAAAATTTCATTCCCGTTAAGGGAATGTTACTTTCGTACTCATGAGCAACCATAGGATGCCAAATTCCGAGGAGATCATCACCACAGATCACGTAGGGCTGCCGGCGTAGTCCCAACTTTGAAGAAGAACGAACGTGGCGAATCGCCCTGTCTGCAGACCACATATTTGCCAAACATAAGATAAACCAAGATAATGGAAGCCCCATAAGGGCCCCACGATCTGTGGTTATCTGACGGTTGTCAGGATATGTGAGATACATTGGACCTAACAAGTCCAACCCAGTCTGGTGAAAGAACTCTGGCGCTTGAATGCCGTCACAGTAACCTGACCAAAGAGCCCGAGAGGACTCAAAAGTTAGATTATCTGTGGCTGCCGTCAAGTCAGCTGAGAGAATTTTCACCGGACCAGGGACAGGGTGACGTAACTTAGATTTCACTGATTCTATATGCTCACCTTCTAAGATTAGAGAAATTCTGTCATCCTGTCTAAGGGATGATAGAGCAACTCGTCTTAAAAGGTGACCTATAGCCACTGCAGCACCTGGAGATTTGGTAACGATTCGAGATTTATAACCTCGTTCCGGAACTACTTCAACAGATGCGCGCAGAGGTCTCGGAAGATCTGCAAAGATCTTCACGAGGTGATCCCTAAGTTGCGCCTGTGAAATCATTGATTGCCAGTCGACATCGTAGATGTGTTCTGGTTTCTCTCCGAATTCACAAGGTTCGCCGCCATAGGAAGCTTGAAGACTTTCTATCAAGAAAGATGCAAGTCCTCCGTCCTTCCTAGATTTCTCTAGGCAGGAACCTGCGGTAAGTGAGAAGTCGAACGGTGATGACGTTGGGGGATGTTTATTTCCCCAACGACTCGCCCAACTTCTCATAGACTCGTAGGTACCAGGAGGAACACTTGCAGGTTTTCTTGTAAGACTGTTAAAGTGCTTTTCTATGGACTGTTTTATCAC